CTAGAAATCTATGAATTTATTGAACTTATCTGCTAATTGTTCTTTGGCAAGTTTAGATACATGAGCATAAGTATTCATAGTAGTTTGGATGTCCTCATGACCTAATCGAAATTGCACCTCTTTTAGCGAGGCACCCATTTCTATTAATAAGCTAGCTTGAGTATGTCTGAAGCCATGCACAGTGATTCTAGGAAGTTTTTTCTTTTGTTTTTTATCCATTTGATCTTGGATGTTTAAAAGCCATTTTCGTGATGTATCAAGGCTCATTATATCGTGTGGATTTTTAGCATTAGTTTGACCGAAAATCAACCAATCATCAGATGGGGGAAGTGCTACTTCTTTCCATTCAAGAAGCTTATCTAAAGTACCTTGATCGATTGAAATTATTCGGCTAGATCCAACCGTTTTAGTGGTGTCAATTTCTAGTCCATTTGCTGTTCTAGTAACGGCTTTATAGATATTGACTGTTTTAGCCTTGAAATCTATATCTCTCCATTCAAGAGCACCTGCTTCTTGTTTTCGCATACCAGTCATGGCAAGTAATCTAAAAAAAGCCTGAACTTTGATATTCGGTTGCTCATATAGCACGTCGAGAAATAATTTTAATTGCTTCTTATCATAAAACGGTTCTTCAGTAGTAGTTTTTTTTCTTCTTTTCGGTTTGCGTATGGCATCTGTAGGATTGGACTCTATTATACCAAATCGAACGGCGTATTTAAAAACTAGTCCTGTGTAATTCATCATTTTAGGAGCTGTATCATATTTATTTGCCCATTTATCCATTAATTTTTGAATTGTGATAGGCGTGATTTCAGAAATATATATGTCGCCGAGTTCTTCTAATACATGATTTTTAAAAATTCTTTCTGTTTTTAACAATGTAGATCCTCGTACTGTTCTTTTGTATTCAGTCATCCATAAATCATATACGTCTTTATATGTTTTCGGCTTTTCTTTTTTTAATAAATTGTTTTCATATTCACTTTGCAATCTTGCGAGCGCTAATTTTGCTTCACGTTGAGTTTTAAAATTTCGACGAGTAGTTTTAACAGACTTTCCTGTTTCTGGATTAATTCCTAAATAAGCTTGGAACTTCCACGCTTTTTCACCGTTCTTTTTCTTATATTGTTCAAATTTTGCCAATTGAATCAACTCTCTTTCTCTGATACAATAGACACGTGAATAAGCCTATTGTTAGGTTTTATCATTTTTGCACAATCTAACTCTTGGCGGGGATGGATTGTGCTTTCTCTATATTAATTAATAAAATATGGTGTTAATAAATTAAATGAGGTGATTAATATAAAACTAAATAAAAAAGAAATTTCCTTAATAGAAGAGTTAGTGACTGAATTTTTATATCAACATCCTCAGCTTAATGATATAGAATATGACAATGAGGGTAATCCCTATGAATATAAAGATGGATATATTTCTTATGATTCTTACGGTCCAACAAAAATTAAGGAAATAAATCAGTTAACTTATAAGTTAAAATCTTTCACATAATAGTTGTTGAAAATATTTTTGATTCCATTCATCAAATTAGTACACTGATCTTTAGAAGTAAAACCTTGGTTGTAGTGAGAAACAGAATTTCTTATTAAAAACAAACCTCTTAAGTATGTTTTTTCCCTTTTTTTTAATTTAATGGGCTGTCTACTTAGATATTCAATGTAAATTTTGGCAGTCGCATCATCAGGGAAATTATTGTCAATCATACTATTTTTTTCTAAAATTAAATATAGTAAATGTTCTAGAATGCCACCTAGTCCAGCAGCGCATACAAACCATTTTTCGTTGTTGTAAGCATAAAGACATTCATCAAATTCTATTGTAAATTGTTCATTATTAATTTTTTTCAACATCTCTTCAAAATTGTACCGTTTAGCCCGAATAGTGGCACTATTAAAGTCAACTAATTCTTTTGAAGGGGCGGCTAATTTTTCAATACTTTTAGATTCTTCCTTAACCCAGTATTCAATCCAATAACCAACAATAGAAAAACCGTTTACTGAATTACTAATTATATTTGCTCCTATATCAGGAATAATTTTTTCTTCAATAAGAAAATTAATTTTTTCTAATGGATTCAATTTATAAAATCTTGGACTTGAAGTTTTGCTGACTGCATCTACAGTGGCAAATTCATCAGTTCTACTATCAGTTGCAAAGAAAATCAGATCTCTTTTACCAATTTCTTTGCTTCCTACTCCTATACACCAAATTTTAATGTAATTATTTTTCCAAAAAAATAGCTCTTCGTCAGCTTGTTCAGGTTCTATTAAAGATAGGTGATATAAGTATTGTAATTTTGAAAAATAAAGAAATTCAGCTTTTTTATCATCTATTGCTTGAATGTTTACTTTTCCATCTAAAAATTCTATATTTTTCTCATTTATTTTTAGTTTCATTTTTACTATTTTTTCTTCAATTTCAGGTAATGTCATTTCTTCAGGTGATCTAGTACTTAAATTCGTCATGATTATCCTCATTTCTTTGATAAAATAAGCTGTAAATAAGCTTACTATAGGTTTAACATCCCACGTCCACAAACTTTGGCGAGGGAGGGGGCGTGTTTTTTGTTAATTATTGTGGTAGGTTATCTAAAGCGTATTGTGCTTGCTCATCTGTAAAACCTTCAAATATAAGTTGATCGTACAATTGCGAATCTGACATTGATGCCCAATCATCGTAACTTTTCGCTTTAGCCAAAGCTTGTTCGTTGTAATCGACATTAACATTAGCCAGCGCATAATCGATTGCATCACTTGGATATTTTTCAAACTCTAGTTGTTCACGCAAACCTTGTTCAGACATACCAGCCCAACCTAGATAGCTTTCAGCTTTGCTCAATGCATTTCTGTATTCACGAGGAACACTTTCTTCTTGAGTAACTTCTTCTATAGTAGTTTCAGTAGTTTCAGTAGTTTCAGTAGTTTCAGTTTCTTCTTCAACGACTGTAGATTCTGCTACCGATTCTTCAGAAGACACTTCTGTCACGCTTTCTTTAGTTGTTTCAGCGACGGTATTTTTAGCATCATCACTGCCTCCTTGCGAACCTATAGCAATAAACACCACAACAACCGCTAACAACCAAAACCATACCCGTTTATAAAACGGTTTCTTAACCTTATACATTTTCCCATCTTGACCCATAACTTTTTTTGCCATTTAAATACCCCTCACTTCTTGTTATAATATATTTGTGATCTCAGAAATGAGGTATGAGTCCGTGTTGCAGCACGGGCTTTTTTTACTGTGCATAAGAGTATTTTTTCTTGAAATAAGACTGGCAAACATTAAAACATTCTGTTCTTAACTTATTATTGATAGAGTAGAACTTCATGAAATTTTCTAATTTGAACTGAGATTCATCTGTTAATTCATTCTCAATAAAGATATTAAGTAGAATCATAATAGCGATTCTATCAGCTTCAGCTTCGAACTTTGAATGAAAAGTTGTAGAGTTATCGTACAGTGCTGAATATTCAAAATGTGAAGCAATGAAATGACCGAGCTCGTGGGCTAAATGAAAAGCTTCAGAACTGTCTTCGTGTAGTTTTTCATTCAAAAATACTATTCTTGGTTTTGGATAATAAAAACCTGGTTCTTCCATTTCCATATAGATTAACTTTAAATTATACTCACTCAGCATTTCTTTCAACTTTAAATACATACAACCCATCACTCCAACTATTCATTTTCTTCTAAAGCTTTAGCAATTGCAATCGCTTTACGCATTGTCTCCTTAGATATTTCTTTTCCGTCAAAAGAGAATACAGTATCGTCTTCTGATAAATCCACATGTTTAGGGGTTTCTCTTTCTTCTCTACCTAGAAGGTAGTCTACAGAGACATCGAAATAGTCAGCAATCCGACTTAATTCATCTGAATTAGGAGTATTATTTTTCCACTTTGCTAGATAACCGTTAGAATATCCAAAATTAATTTCTAACTGCCGTATAGATATCTTTTTCCTCTTCGCCAAGTCTTTTATTATTTCATAGGTATTCATCGATAAAACAACCTTTCTAAATGTTTACAAAAAAAGTTTAGAAAAATACGCAGAAATAATTTGACTAGTTCTGAGTAATGAGCTATACTATATCTTGTAAACAGATTTAACAACTAAAAAGACAACAAAAAACACTATTGATATGTAAATGCAGACCGCCAAGAAAGCTTTAAAATCAATGTTTTTATGTCTTATTTAATTATGCTCTTAGTATAGAGTATTACTCAGATACTGTCAATTGAATTTAGAAAAAAGTTGTTAAATTTGTTTACGAATATAAAAGAAAGGAATGAGAAATATGAACACACCGCAAATTTTTAATTTCGAACAAAACGAAGTTCGGACAATTTTAGTAAATGATGAACCATATTTTGTAGGCAAAGACGTTGCGAGTGTTTTGGGTTATTCAAACACTAAAGATGCTTTGTCGCGGCATGTAGATTTGGAAGATAAGATGGGGTCGCGAATCACGACCTCAGGTCAATCAAGAGAGATGACAATCATCAACGAATCTGGTTTGTACAGTTTAATCTTAAAATCAAAACTTCCCTCTGCCAAAAAATTTAAACGTTGGGTAACAAGTGAAGTGTTGCCAGCAATTAGAAAACATGGAGGTTATCTAACTCCAGAAAAAGTAGAAGAAGCTTTGCTTAATCCAGATACAATCATTCAATTAGCAACTCAACTAAAAGAAGAAAGAACTGTAAGATTAATCGCAGAACAAAAGATTGCAGAGTACGAACCTAAAATCTCCTATTTAGATAGCATATTATCTTCTACAGATTCAGTAACAATTAGTCAGATTGCAGCAGATTATGGGATGTCTCCACAACAGATGAATAAATTACTTCATAAACTAGGTATTCAGAAAAAAGTCGGTAACCAATGGTTATTGTGCAAAAAACACATGAACCAAGGATACACAAAATCTCATACAACTGAGATCCCGAAAGCCGATGGTGGCACTAAAATTGTAATGAATACCAAATGGACACAGAAAGGGCGTCTATTTATCTACGAATTACTAAAAAAAGAAGGATATTACCCTCAAATGGATTTAGAGGAAATTGGTTAGAAAGGAGTTTTAGTATGACTGACATTGCAGAAATCACTCAACGAGATAGAGAAAAAATCAAAGAATATGTCGAAAGTTCAAAGTTCTTAACTTACACCATGCTCGCTGAAAGATTTGGAATTAGCAAAAGCTACTTATCTTTAATTTTAAACGGTAAAAAGACTTCTGCAGAAGCAAACAGAATTATAGATTCGATTATCACTATGTACGAATTGTAGAGGGGGGAAACGAAATGACACAAGAACTAATCAACAAAAATGATTTAGATTCATTACTTGTAGGATATGTGCCTAAACGCTATCTGACTCAAAAAGAAGCAGTTCATTATACAGGAACGTCAGCAGGAACTATTAACGAATGGGTAAAAAAAGGGTTGAAAGTAATCATCTTCGGTGAAAACAGCCGTCCGAAATACGACATCAAAGATATCGATGAATTCATGTCGAAATATAAAGTCTAAGGAGGTAAGCGGATGGGAAAATTTAATAGAGCATTAGTGTTCAGCGCACCCCTAATCGTCTATGCTTTAGGACTTTGGGGAAGCAGACAAGCGTTGATAGGAACGATTGTTTACATGGTTTGGATTTTTATGGGGCTGGATGAAGCTGAGTACAAAACAAAAAAGCCAGTCGGGAGGGACTGACTAATGAAAAAAAGTTTAATGACTATAAACGAAAAACAATTGAAAGAAAATTTTAATGATCTCATCAAAGAATTTGTAAAAGAAACTGGAGAATTTCCTAATCAAATTCATCTAGTTGCGGAGGGGCATAGCCAGTATCAAGCTGTGAAATTTGAGATGAAGAAACAAATCTATTGAATTTAGCAGTACCTCTACTTGTAAGAACATTTATTGTAATGTTTTTTTCGACTAAAGATTCATCGTATCTAAAAACCAACGTAGTAATTTTTGACTCATACGGTGGAATGGTAATAGGTAATGACAACGGAGGAAATTTTGATAGATCAGCACCTTTTTTTAAAGATTTACCAGAATACGCACGTATACCATGTGGAAGTTCGTCATACATTGATTTTACCGTTACAGAATAATTATCACCAATCATTGTAAAAGCATTTAAATGATCAGGAATTCCAGAAATCGAAAACTCAATAATTGTAACAGGTAAAGAACTGTTATTTGTTAACAATACAGAATCTATAATCCTGAATTTATTTTGATGGTAAACATCTGGTTTGGAATCACTTTCTCTATCTATCAACCATTCTTCGCATTCAGCGAAGAAATCCAATTTTAAATTAAATTTTTTGTTTTTTCTATCTGTATAGGAGATATAAAAAGCAAATGTTGAAAATACTAGAGACGTAATAGGCAAAATAAAATCTTTAATGGTTTTAACAATGTTATTCCAGTCAAATTGTTTAATAAAGTCAATAAGACTCAATTTATACCACCACCATTTTTTATCTACATTATATCAAAGAGGAGAGAAGAAATAATGCAAGAATTAGTAATTTTGAAAAATAAAGAAGCTGTGACTACGAGTTTGCAAGTCGCAGATAGTTTTGAAAAAGAACACAAAAATGTTTTGAGAGATATTGAAAAGTTAAAAGAAGATGTGCTCAATTTTGAGCAGATGTTTGTGGAAGGTAATGAACCAGATTCATACGGCAGAAATCGACGAGTTTTCTTCATTAGCAGAGATGGATTTTTCTTGTTAGCTATGGGATTTACAGGAAAGAAAGCTATTTACTTCAAACAAAAATACATTGAAGCATTCAACAAAATGGAAGATGTTATTCGCAAGAATACTGTTCCTCAAACAATTGAAGACATGATGATCTACCAACTAGAAGAAATGAAAGATGTTAAAAAAGATGTCTCCATGCTTAAAGATACTATGCGAATTAGCGGACAACAAGAGTTTGAAATTAAGCAAAAAGGAAATATGAAAGTTATGGAAGTTCTAGGAGGCAAAGAAAGCCGAGCTTATGAAGAAATCAGTAAAAAAGTATTCTCAAAATTTTGGTCTGAATTTAAACGTACCTTTTCAATCCCAAGATATGGCGAGTTACCTCGTAAGAGATTCGATGATGCTGTTTCATTTATTGAAATGTGGTTACCAGAAACTGCGATCCGCATGGAAATCGATCAACTGAACAGACAACAAAGACTTTTCGGTGATGAAAATGAATAGAGCTGAAGCGCTAAGAATAGGGACGGTAATTGCTAATCGCTGGTGGAGACACAATAAACCAAGCATCCTAAGCCAACAACATATTGATAAGCAAAAAGCTTGGCAACAAATAAAAAAGTGACTCCGCCGGCAAGCATAGAGTCACAAAACAAAATATATCTAAGGAGAATTTTAGCATATGAATAAAGAACTTTCTACTTTAGATCAATATTTGACTGATTCTGAATGGGGCAAGTCGAATATCAAGGAAACAAATAATCGAAAAATCAGACGAAATCTTTTGACGAATGAAGAGCTAGCGTGCGATCAAGACGATTTGGGCAATTTTGTGAGTATTTGGGATCATGTCTATCTTATCCATTTATCGAAGCGGTCCAGAAAACCTGAATATATCTATGTCATCGAAGATGGCTTGATTGACGCATTAGAAGAGTACGACAGAGATAACTTGATTGATATCTCTTATTACGGACCAGGTAAGAAATACATTGCTGAAATGGAGGCAGAATTTGATGAGTGAAGGAACGAAACGCAACGATAACAAATTATTCAATAGTCTTTACAAGATAACCGTCAATGATGTTGTCGAAAAAAGAAACAAACTAACTTATCTGTCCTGGGCATGGGCGTGGGCAGAAGTCAGCAAAATCTGCGAAGAAGTAGACTACGAAATCTATCGTGATCCAGAAACGCATCGTCCATACCTCTTTGATGAAAAAACAGGCTATATGGTTTTTACCAGTATCACAGTCAACGGAGTAAAGCGTGACATGTGGTTACCAGTCATGGATGGTGCAAACAAGGCAATGAAAGATGAGCCATATACCTACGAAGTCAATGATTATCAGTGGAATAACGAAACGAAGAAAAAAGAGATTGTTGGAAAAATCGAAAAGCGAGTTGAAGCAGCAACTATGTTTGATATCAACAAAACAATCATGCGCTGTCTTGTAAAAAATCTAGCAATGTTTGGGCTAGGGCTATATATATTTGCTGGTGAAGATATGCCAGAAGACGTCTCGATGCTTGAACCAGCTACTCAAAGAAGCAAAAAGCTATTCTTGGATGCTTTACAACTGGTTGCTAACAAGTACGAAAAATCAATTGATGAAGCAATTGTTGCATTGACTGATGCAGCTTCCATAACCGCTGATGACAGTAAATGGACCAAGAGAGACTTGGGTATTCTAAAACGAGGCGTTAATTGGCTTGAAGATCAGTACAGAGAAGAAACAAAAGAGAAGTGATATGAGTGTTTAAACCACTAATAGATTCATACTCGGCGGTACTAAAGAAATTTAAAGGTAACGACATTGGTGCAACAATCAACGAAGAAGTAAATATCGAACGGCTGAAAACGATGTATGACGGCTATGATGGCGATCGAATCATTGAAATTCGTTTTATTGATCCACGTCGGTTCACCGTACAGCAACGAAACTTCATCTATGCACTCATAGGCGATATTTTCATCGATACAGGCATGCCAACGGACTTCTGGAAGGAATTCTTCTACTTCCGTTTTGAAGGTGTCACAGGGCGCAAAATAAGCCTCAAAGATGAATCGAATACGACTGTGAGTGATGCTAATGTCTTAGCAAATATCATCTTAGATTTTATCTTTGAACATCATATTCCTTTCAAAGAAGGCTATGAGATTTTACCAGCGAATCAAGAATATTACTTCTACAAATGCATCACAAAAAGAGTTTGTTGCATCTGTGGCAAAACAGGAGCTGATATCGATCACTTTGACAAAGCGCTAGGAAGACGAAAGCGCAAAGAAGTTGATCATTCAGAGTACACATTTGCAGCACTCTGCAGAATCCATCACACAGAGAAGCACAAGATAGGTGTGATCAATTTCAAAAATAAATATCAAATCAAAGGGATTAAGTTAAACCAGGAAACAATTAAGAAACTTAGAATAGGAGGGTAAAAAATATTGTCTGACAACAAACGCTACTACTATTTAAAACTAAAAGAGAATTTTTTCGATAGTGACGAGATGGTTCTCTTAGAAAGTATGCCAGATGGCTATATTTATTCTAATATTCTTCTCAAACTTTATTTAAGAAGTCTAAAACACGAAGGTAAGTTGATGTTTAATGACAGGATTCCATTTAACTCTACAATGCTCGCAACTATTACAAGACATTCTGTAGGAGTCGTAGAAAAAGCGGTACAAATTTTCCGTGATTTGCAACTTATTGACGTATTAGATAACGGAGCAATTTATATGTCTGATATACAAAGTTTCATTGGAAAATCCTCAACTGAAGCAGATAGAAAAAGAGAATACAGAAAGAAAATAGAAGAGGCAAAACGGAATTTAATAACTGGAGGACAAGTGTCGGACAAATGTCCAGACAAAACTACACCAGAGTTAGAGATAGAGATAGAGAAAGATATAGATATAGATAAAGAAGAAAAGAAAGGTAAGTATTCTGACGAACACTTACGCCTTGCTAAAAAATTGCAAAGTAATTTAACTGAAGATTTTCCAAAAGAAATGAACAAAGTAGATATCGAAAAATGGGCAGACACAATCAGGTTGATGGAAGAAAGAGACAAAGCATCTATAGAAGCGATTGAGTATGTGATCAATTGGCTACCTACAAATGAATTTTGGTTTGGAAATATTAGAAGTGCTAAGAAATTGAGAGAAAAATTTGAGAAGCTCAAATTCGAAATCAAAGCAGACAAGAATAATCATAAAAAGCAAAGTCAAAAACTACAGTACAGCAATCCTAGTGAATATGACGACTTGCCAATTTAAAAAGGAGATGCATCACATGGAAAGCCTAGCAAATGCTATGGAGAAGCTAATAAGAAGAGTATTAGTGCAAAGCGGAAAATGTCCAGAATGTAGCGAACCTTTGTATAGTTGGCGAGCTAAAAATAAGGATGGTTCAGAACGTTGTAAACCAACATGCATGAGTTGTGGTTATAAAGCGTTACGTGTGAAAGAGGATATACAGACCGAACGGATATATAACGACAGCTTAAAAGCACGAGCGTTGAGTTTTTTTCAAAATGGTTCGGTATTAACAGATAAAACTTTGTTTAAATGCAAAATGGAGAATTATCACGTAGTGGACCAAGAAACGAAAATTGCTTTAGAAAGAGCTAAAAGCTATGTAAATGATGTCCTACTGAATCATCCTTCACATTTCATTCTATCAGGGAAATCAGGAAGCGGAAAAAGCCACTTATCAATGGCGACAGCTTGGGAAATACTTGAGCGCTCAAATTATGACAAGAAAATACTTTTTATAAGCTATCAAGAGTTATTAGAGCAAATAAAGTTTTCTTATAACAATGCTGAACTGAGAAAAGAAATTGAAGGATCGCTTATAGCCGATATCAAAACAACTGATTTGGTGGTTTTTGACGATATTGGAGCTGAATTAGGTAGCGGGGTATCAAATAGTAGGCAGTTTACAAACAACACGTTAAACACGCTCTTAGAAGCCAGACAGAACAAGGCAATGATCATCACAACAAACTTATCTGGTCCTGAACTAAGAGAAGCCTACGGTGAAAGAATTGTTTCTAGGATATTTAAGAATTCAGAAGGTTATGCGCTGAAATTTCAACAAACAGCAGACAAGCGCATAAAACCAGTGAAAGGTAGTATCGCATGAATAAATACCGTAATAAAAAAACTGTTCATCGAGGTATCAAGTTTGATTCTATCGCGGAAGCAGAGTATTACGATCTAGCCTTGTGGCAAGCTGAAGCGAACGGCTGGAAAGTAAAACTTCAGGAAAGATTTGAGCTGATGCCAAAATTTGAACTAGATGGAAAGAAGTATCGCAAGATCGAGTATATTCCTGACTTTACATTTTATAAAAACGGCAAGCTTGTCAAAGTCGTAGATGTTAAAGGGATGCAGACAAAAGACTTTAAGATCAAGGCGAAATTGTTTTGTCATAAATATCAAGTGCCGTTGATTTTAGCTAAAAAATATCGGAATACGTTCAAGGAAGAGCGTTTTTAACGAGGTGGTCCATCATGACAACAGAAGAAGTGATTCAAATGCGTATTCGAAGCATTCAACGTGAAATTGACGATCTGGAACGGACAAAGGCAGTGATGGTCAATGAAACAGCGAGAAAGGCAATCGATTTGCACATAGAGAATTTAAGAAGGGAAATTCGTAGATTGGAGGAATGAGCGTGGATAAGAAGGAGACAATGAAACGAATTGCTGAATTAACCAAGTCAGAATCTTGGCAGGAAGACAAAGAAATAGTTGCAGAAGTCCAGAAGCTTGGCAAATTAATGTGGACTGAAAAGCCTAAACGGAAAACGCCGAGAAAAATTGCAATCTGGCATGGTGACCGAATTTTAGTAACAGGTACTGCTGAACAGTTATCTGAAATCACTGGGCTGAGCAAAAACATCATCTGGGATAGAGCTAGGAGCTTATGGATTGATTCAAAGGGGCGACAGTTTAAGTATGTGGAGGAGAAATAATGAATCTCATTACACAATACAGTGATATCATCCTCAAGAAAATCATGATGAAGATTCAGAAAGACAAAAAATCAAAAGAACGAGCGGAATTAGTTAAGTTGGAAATGGCTGAAACAGGAGCAGGAGTGCGAAGTAGCAGGCATTGGAAGGCAGCAGCAAACATTGAATTTTATTACAACGAAATTCAAAAAGGGTTCGATCAGATGCGTGAGCTGGATCGGCAAACAAATTGGAGCAAGAAACTTCATCAAGATCGTTTCAAATTTGTAGAAAAATATAAAGAGATATTAGACGAATACATGGAGGAACAGCGATGAATAAACAGGAATTGATTGATAAACTAGCAAGCCTTGTAGGTAGCATAGAAGACTTTAAAGGTATAAGTACTTTTCATGATGGAAAATATGCGGGTTTAGAACACGCATTAGAACTAATCAAACAACTAGACGAACCGCAGAAGCCATTTGTGCCGAAGTTTGTGGCGGATTATATCGAAGAATACAGAGGCGGGGGAGCAACTTTATATGAAATGATGGACAGTTCAGAAGACGAAGTTTATACATGGCTTTTTGGGAATCCTCGAATCGAAACAGAAAATGAACGACAACTGTTATTTGCTCAAGCATACGCTGTAGGCTACGAGGTCGAGAAAGAGCCGTTGTATGAAGTTATTATTGGTGACTTATATCTTATCAAGAAATTTAATAACAGAAATGATTTCTGTTTTGATACCAGCTGCTCGCTGTGTGCTTGGGAAAAATCTGCTTATCAGCTAACAGAAGCGGAAATCAAATCAATTGATGAACGTTACTGGCCATTTGCTGTGCCAGTGGAAGAGGTGACAGAAAGATGAAACTAAAAGACGGATTTTACGCTAGTAGTCATGGTATTGGCGGTTTGATGCTAGATATGCCAACAAAGAATCATAAAACACGTGAGAAACCAAAATTCAAAGTCGGTGATATGGTTCGCTGTGAAGCAGAAGAGTTCATCTATCCGTTTCGTGGATATGTAGAGCATCTCTATAATCACTCAGCAATCATTCGCATTGAAAACACGATGGAATGTGACAAGTGGTTAGCGAAAAGCAAAGAGAATTTAGCTGTAGCTAGATTGGTGGATATGGAACTAATCAATGACAAATAAAAAAGCCGGATTGCTCCGACTGATTCAATAAATCCAACACATTTATTATATCACATAAAGGAGCGGTTTGACTTGATGCAATTGATACGAGAGGTAGATTTCAAACAGACAAGATGTAATGCGAGAGATGTGCTGAAGAACTTTCGGCGTTTGGAGCGGATGGCAGGTCGCTCTTTGATAGATATTAAGTCGCCGATTATTACGGATATGCCGAAGGCACCGAAGCACGGCAATAAGGCAGAGGACGCGATCATTCAGATGATGGATATAGAAGCGGAGAGAGACGCGATTTTAGCGGCTTTGATGGCTCTTAGTCTGATTAGTCGTCAGATACTCTACTACAGCTTCTGTGTGCCAGATAGCTTCTCAAACTACAGGATTAGCCGTGAAGTGGGTTATTCAGAAAGAAGTATACAACGGATGAAGTCGGAAGCTCTAATAGAGTTTGCAGAAGCATATAAACACGGAAGAATAATTGCTTATAAATAATTTGGCGGTTTTTTGGCGGAATGATGGCGGTTTTTAGCTATTTACCAGTGATATTATGATAGTGTCGAAAGATTAGTGATAGGTCTGAGACAAAATAAAACGCAAGGGAGGAAATCTCCCTCATCGTTGTAATTAAGCTTCGATAGACAGCAGCAAATAAACTAAAGGATGTGGGGTTCAGCTCCTACAGTTAGTTCATGTGTTGCTGTCTATTAATTGCAACTCTTTCGGTTTTATTGAGTATTTACTCAACTTAAAAAAACTGTTGTTTGTAGATGTAAGTTGTGCCTATTATACATAGTAAAAAATGATATAATAAAAATATTACGAAAGGGGTGAGAGTGCTTGGAAGACAAAATGTATTTAAGACAAAATGTTTTCACAAAAAAAGATATTGAAAATCAAATTAATGGATTTATACAGAAATTAGAAAGTGCAAATTCTTATTTGATAAATAAGGAACTAAATAAAGCTTATGACCAGTGGAAAGAAGTATATGATGAGTTGAAATCGATTCAAAATGAAACAAAATTAGTACGGACGGAGAAAAAGAATACAAATAGTTTCTTTTTTGATGGATATGCTATATTGATGTTGGAAACTGTAGCAAAACAAAATATAAAAGCTTCCAAAAAAGAACTATCTGACAATATTGATAACGCATTAGCCGAATTAAGGTATTACGTTATGCAAATAAAAGATGTTAGGATCACTCATTGAGTGGTCTTTTTATTTTACACAAAGGAGGTAACAACAATGTATAGACCACAATACTTAGAACAGAAGTATGAAGTAATCACTGTGCAAAATGGTAACGGTGAGATAGTACGAAAGTATAGAAGACCAATAAAGAGCGATACATATAAACGAAAGGAAAGCAATGAAGTTATTCCATTGTATGGCAAAAGAATAGCTAAGCATTAAATAAGATTGCGAAAGGAGACGGAACATGACCGAGGAATTCTATAGATGGCTATTACAGTTGATAAGAGAAGATCGTATGGTTAAGTTCTATCAGTCTCCTGAATGGCGTAGGCTTAGAGAGAAAGCGATGAAACGAGATCACTATGAATGCCAAGAGTGTAGAAGACTAGGTAAGTATCATAGAGTAGAGAACGTTCATCATATAAAGGAAGTCAAGGATAGACCTGACTTAGCTTTAGATTTAGATAATCTTATTTGTTTATGTGTTGAACATCATAATGAAGTTCATGGCAGATATCTTACAGCACTAGATAAACAAGAGAAGAAGATAGAAAGCTTTGCTAACTTCGATGCAAGTGAAAGGTGGTAAGTGCATGATCATCAATGATAATGGCAGAGAGTATGATACAGAAAAGATTGAAGAGTATTCATCTTATACTCAGGGATTAATTAAACGTTTGATATACGTTCGCTATGTAGGTATTAGGGATCTGTTATCAGATAACTGTTGTAGTAAATACAAAGTGAATCAAGTAAGAGAAGCGTTGAATAAAGATAATAACGTCGAAAGAATAAAAAATGTTTTTGGATATAGTATTGAAGAGATTAATTATTACATTGACTTCGCTGAAGCTTTCATTCCGATGGTGAGATAACCCCCCCTTAAAATAAATCGCAAATTTTTTGGGGGTGATGAAACGGAGGGGGCTGTCAGGAAAAGAGATTTTTTCGAACTTTATCATGAAAGGAGGGCTAAAATGTTTAAAAACGAATTGTCTCAAAATCGGTACAGAGAAAAATTGCGCCGCTCTTTAATAAGCCAATTGGAAAGTCAGAAAACAAATATTGAGCCATTTTTAGATAATGTTGATCGTTATATCAGTTTATGGGAAACGGCGATATCACTGGAAGAAGATATATCCGAGAACGGCATCAGATTGGAGAATGGTAAAAAGAATGAATCAGTAGCGTTGCTTGTTTCTGTCAACAAACAAATGGGATTGATGTTGGATAAACTTGCCATTACTCCTGAATTGGTAGGTGAAGCAAATGAATCAATTCCTGAGTTATAAGCATATTGAAAATTGGTTCAAAGCTATAGAAGAAGACACTGTCAAGGTATGCAAAGAACAATTATTGTTAAAGAAGTATCTAGAAGAAAGAGTCTTTACTAGAGAAGATATTTACTTCGATAAGCAGATGGTAGAGGATTCAATCAATATACCATCACAATACTTTCCATTCGAATTAATTCCGTGGGAAAAATTTCTACAATGTTTTATTTATGGCGTTCGATGGAAAAAAGATAAAACGCTAGTGTTCAATAGGTATTTAACTCTGATGGGTCGAGGAAATGGCAAAACGGGTTATGCATCATGGAACAACTTCTTTTTACTAACCGCGAAACACGGTATTAAAAATTATAATATTGACATTTTTGCGAATAATGAAGATCAAGCCAAGACTAGCTTTGAAGACGTCTATCAAGTGATTAAAGCTCATCCTGATTTAGATAAAAAAGTATTTAAAGCTACGAAGGAAGTTATTCAAAATATCGCTACAAATAGCAAACTTCGTTATAACACGGCAAACGCTAGAACAAAAGACGGGAAGCGACCAGGTGCAAACCGCTTTGATGAAATTCACGAAAATGAAGATTATTCAATGATGAATGTAGCTACTTCTGGTGGTGGTAAAATTCGAGATTATAGAGAATTTTATGATACAACTAATGGTCATGTTCGAGGTGGACCACTTGATGACATTATAGAAGAATCAAAAATGATTCTTTCTGGAGAACTTGGAATTGATAAGGATGGAGCAGAATTTTCTAGTTTGTTTCCATTTATTTGTCGCTTAGATAATGATAATGAAGTTGATGATCCTGACATGTGGGAAAAAGCTTGTCCAACTATTAATTACAATGCAGATCTAAAACGGAAAATGTTTCAAGAATACTCTCAAATGCAACGTAATGCTGGTTTAAGACTTACGTTCATGACGAAACGAATGAACAGACCAATGGAAGACACACGCTTTGCTGTAGCTTCATATGATGATGTTCTTCATACGAAAGAAAAAGAATTTCCTGAAAAAATGGATGAAGTGATAGGAACAGTCGATTTTGCTGATAGACGAGATTTTGCCAGCGTTGGGTTGCTAGGAAAATATGATAAAGATGTTTATTTTACACAACATACTTTTATCCACGAATCAGCCCTTCGATTACAAAACATCAAACGAGAGGTTATAGATATTTCTATAGATCAAGGAAAATCACAGATCGTTCATGGAAAAAATATAGAAGCTGATTATATTGTAGGTTGGTTTCTTGAAATGAGTAATAAATATTACATTAAAAAAATCGCTATGGATATGTACCGTGCAAAAATATTGAAGCCCGCTTTAGAAGAAGCAGGTTTTACTGTAGAAATTGTTCGAAGCGGATCTGTTACACATGGTATGTTAAAAGATCTGGTTGATGACCTTTTTATTAATCAACGTTTATATTTTGGTGACGATGCAATTATGCGTTGGTACTGCATGAATGTATATGAAGAGCATATTTCTAATGGGAATATACGCTATGAAAAAATAGAACCTGAAACTAGAAAAACGGATGGCTTTTTTTCATTCCTTCATGGTTTGAATTTTTTAGATGATATTTATGATTCTGCTCCTGTAACAGTCACAAATAGCTCAGTAGAAAATACAGGAACTGGATTTACTCCTCTAGTATTCTAACTTGAAAGGAGGTGAGAAAGTGGGGATTTTTCAAAAGGCGGTAGGATACTTCACAAAAAAAGCAACGGTTCCTTTAGAAGAATACTTTTGTAAATTGCAAGTTGATTTTGTGTATCGAAAATTTGCGATTGAAACTTGTATTGATTTGATTGCAAATGCGATGAGTAAAGCAGAATTCAAGTCATATGAAGATGGAAAAAATAAAAAGAATGATCTTTACTATAGGCTGAATGTAGCTCCTAATAAGAAAAACAATGCTACAGAATTTAGAAAAAAGCTAATCAGGAGATTAATATTCTACAATGAAGTATTGATTGTTTCTCCGTCTAATAATTCCAGCGAAATATTTATTGCGGATAGTTGGGATGTCACAGAATATGCATTGAAAGATGATGTGTTTTCTCAAGTGCAAATTAACAATATAGTTCTTGATAGAGAATTTCTAGAAAGTGATGTTATCTATATAAAATACGCAGATCAACAAATTAGGCAACTAGTCGATGCGTATTATCAAGCGTATGGGAAACTCATTTCTAGTGCTATGAATGTTTACAAACGTTCTAACGCTCGCAGATACGTACTGAAAGGGAATTTGTTCCGATCGCAAGACAATACAACCCAAGACCAAATCAATAAAATGATGACATCACAATTTAAGGCTTTTATGGAAGCTGATAATGCAGGTGCGGTATTTCAATTACAAAATGAGTACACCTTAGAAGATTTCAGCGGAAACTTTCAAAGCAATTCAAGAGATATAAAAAACTTAATAGACGACATCTTTGAGATGACAGCAGCAGCGTTTCACGTTCCGAAAAACCTACTAAAGGGAGACATGAGTGGGTTATCGGATCAAGTGGACGCTTTTTTAATGTTCGAAATCATTCCAATTGCTGAACTTATTCAGGATGCGTTTAACGCTAGTCTCTATGAAGCAGAAGAATACTTGTCAGGGAATTTTGTACGCGTGGATACAACTATGATCAAGATTACTAGCTTCAAAGATTTGGTTGACGCTATTGATGTCGGCATTAGAAATGGCGTATTTACAATCAACGAAGGAAGAGAACGCGTTGGAAATGATCGCTCTGATAAGGCGATGGCAGATGAAATATTTATAACTAAAAACAACCAACAAGTATCGAAAGGAGGTGAGGCGAATGACGACAATGAAAACATTTCTAGCAGTAAAGAATGAAGGCACAGTACCGCAAATTTTTATTCAGGGATTTATTGGTTCTAGTTGGTTCTTTGAAGGGAATACTGACAAGGGAATCAAAAATATTTTGGATAGTCTAGGTGATCAAGAAGAAATTGAAGTAGTGATTAATTCAAACGGTGGAGACGTATTTCAAGGGATTGCTATTGGGAACTTACTTAAGTCAAATAAAGCAAAAGTTAACGTTGTGATTAACGGCTTAGCCGCTAGTGCTGCTTCAATTATCGCAATGGCTGGCGATACTATAAAAATTTACAACAATGCACAATTGATGATTCACCGCGCTTCCACATATGGAGAAGGAAATGTCGATGACTTCCGCACGATTGCTGACCAACTGGAATCAATTGATAAATCGGTAAAGGCTTCATATAAAACACGATTCAATGGCACAGATGAAGCATTGCAAGAACTTCTTGAAAAAGAATCGTTTATGGATGCAGAAACAGCTTTGAGTTATGGGTTGGTCGATGAAATTATCGATGCAGAAAATAGCGCAGGTACTGAAGCCAAGAAAGAACAAAGCGTCGAAGAAATTTGAATGACGTTGAAGAAAAAAGAGCAGAAAAAATTGCTGCATTTACAGCAGCATTAAATAAAACATTTGGACAAGGAGATGCAAAATAATGACAGTTAAAAATTTAAAAGGTGTAACAGCTGCAAGCGACCAATTGATGAAAGCTTTTAAAGATGGTAACGAAGAATCTTTTAGCGCAGCTATGGTAAGCTTATCTAAGGAAATTCAGGATAAAATTTTAGAAGAAGCAACAGCAAAAAATCAAGATCAATTAGTATTAATGAACCGTGGTCAGCGTGTATTAACTACACAAGAAACAAAATTCTATAACGAAGTGGTGAATAACGAAGGTTTTGCAGGGGTTGAAGAATTAGTACCAGCTACTGTATTTGAACGCGTATTTGAAGATCTAGAACAATCTCATCCACTATTGCAAAAAATTACTTTTGTTAACACAACTGGTGTAACAGAATGGATTGTGTCACGTGGAGTCAATCCAGCATGGTGGGGTAAACTTTGCGAAGCTGTTAAAAAAGTTTTAGATAATGGCTTTGACGTAATTAACATGAAGCAGTTCAAGCTATCAGGTTATATTCCTGTATGTAAGGCAATGCTTGACTTAGGTCCAGTATGGTTAGATCGTTATGTTCGTACCGTTTTAGTAGAATCATTGAGAATTGCATTAGAACAAGCAATTGTTGATGGTACTGGTAAAGATATGCCAGTTGGAATGATGCGTGACATGAGCAACCAAACTAACGGAGAATATGCTGAAAAAACAGCAGAACCTATTACAGCTTTAGATGCAGCAACTATGGGCGGTTTGATGGCGCGACTATCGAAATTCAATATCGAAGGTGTAGATGATCCGATTTATCGTAATGTAAATCCTTCTGATGTAGTCCTAATTGTGAATCCAACAGATTACTGGGCTAAAGTTTTCCCAGCTAAGACTGTACTAACTGCTAATGGAGAATATGTACAAGTATTGCCAGTGCCAGTTTCAGACTTGCAGTCAACTGCTGTGCCAGAAGGAAAAGCAGTTATCGGGGTAGCTTCAGATTACTTCATGGGTGTAGGATCTACGCTGAAAATTGAAGCTTCAGATGAATACCATTTTGTTGAAGACGAACGCATTTATCTAGCTAAACAATATGCAAATGGACAACCTAAACGTAACGATAGTTTCATTGTGTTAGATATTAGCGCTTTGGGAACTACTACTACAACTACAAAACCAACAACCACAACAACTACAACACAAGCGTAGGTGATCAGAATGAAGTATATTCTTTGTCAGCCGGCAATCAATCGGTTTAAATGGGAGCTTGAAGTTTGTTTAACTAATCTGAAGAAACTAGGAATCAAAGACATCGTATTGCTTTTCAGTAGACACGATGATCAGATTCCTATTTTTTTTGAGAAGGAATATGGCGTTGAAGTTCATGTGTACGATGATCTGCGGGACGACAAAGAGTATATTCCTTCGATTAAACCATATTTATGGTGGAAATATTTAGAAGAAGATCATTCGCGTGAGAACGACCGATATTTCTATATCGATTCGGATGTCATTTTCAATAAAAGAATTAATTTGCGCAAATTGCCTTCTAAAGATGATGTTTGGTATTGTAGCGACTGCTGTAGTTATCTAAGTCTTGATTATATTAGAAGCTGTGAAAACGGAGAAAATATTCTAAAAGATATGGCAAACATTGTAAATGTTACAGTAGAATCTTTGGAAACTATAAACACTAATTCAGGAGGCGCACAGTGGGTTATTAACCGTCCTAAAGCGAATTATTGGAAAAAGGTTTATCTAGATTCTAATCGGCTATATCGCTACCTTAGAGGGCAAAAAACAAATATACAAATCTGGACAGCCGAGATGTGGGCACAGCTTTGGAACATGATGTATTTCAATATTGGTCCTAAAGTTCACGAGGAATTAGACTTTTGTTTTGCTACTGACCCAATAAAAAAAGTTAAAGAAGTAAAAATCTTGCATAATGCTGGAGTAACAACAAATGATGAAGATTTATTTTTCAAAGGGAGATACGTGACTTCCACACCTTTTGATGAAGATTTATCATTTGTAAACAAGAAAAAATGCTCTTACGCATATGTTAAAGCAATTAAGGCGGTGGTTAGATGACGCCTGAACAAGTGACTGAAGAATTGCTAACAGCTGTGAAGGATAATATTTACGTTACCTGGAACGAAGAAGATGAGTCAATTAAAAAGATGATAGCTAAAAATGCTGTTTATCTTCAAAGTAAAGTGAGTACAACACTTTCTTTTTCTCCTGAAAGCTTAGAATACGGATTGCTAATCGAAAGATGTAGATACGACTGGAATCGTGCTTTAGATGAGTTTGAACAAAATTTCGCTAGTGAGTTATTAGGTTTCATTCAACATTATGCGCTACAAGAATATATTGCAGGTGATGGGAATGGCGAATAATCGTAGACTCGAAGAAACGTTCAACGATGGTTGGTTAAAGATTTTGACGCAAGCTACCAAAAGAAATGAATTAGGAAAAAAGATTGGTGTAGAAGATACAGAAATAACTTCTTTAAAATTTAGAAATCTTTCCATGAGAGATAGCGATATAACAGCTATGGATGCGATGGGATCGAAATTAACTAAGAAAGTAAAGACTCCATTTCATCCAATCGCCAAGAAATTTAATAAAGATCAATATTTTATCGTAATCGATAGTATGCGTTACAACGTTATCTATGCCGATTACGATAATTTTTATATCTATTTTTATCTTGAAAGTGTGGGTGAATATGGTGATTGATAATTCTAAAGAAAAAGAACGTTTAAATACGCAAATTTCTGCTATCAAAACTTCCTTAGAAGAACATTTTAAGCTCAAACTCTTTCAAGACTCTGTTGGCGAGGATGAGCTACCTGATGATTTTAATTATTTCATTCTCGAAACAGGAGAAATAGAAATGATCACTGAACCAAAATATAGCGTGGGTCAAAACCTATATCTAACTTTCTATTCAGAAAATAGAGAAGATTTAACAGGAGATTCACTAGATATTATTTCATTGATTCAAAATCGTTCGATTCGTTTTCAGAGAATGGATCCCAATCATTTAAAACTAGAGAACCAAGATCGTTATATCGATCAATTGGTATTTACGTTTAGACGATTATTGAAGAGTGATTGTCATGGCTAAAAATAGTTGGGAGCTAAAAATAAATGGACATGATGAACTTCTTGTGCGGATGGAACGCTATTCAAGCGAGAGCGAACGACTGATCAACGAAGCATTGAAATCAAAAGGTTCAGATATTGCAGTGGATAGGATTACGGAAAAAATTCCTGTTTCTGAAGCAGATTTAAGAAGAGGACACCAACACGCAAAAAATAGTCGTCCACTTAAGACTCAATATATTAATTTAGGTTTCATCATTAGACCTACAAGAAAATTTGAGTATTTAAAATATCCTGATTTGGGGATAGGTACTTCTAAAAGAAATCAGCCAGACGAATTCATGAGAAGAGGATTAGGTCTTGCACTTGATCCAATTACAGAACTTCTGATTCGTCAATTCGATAAATTAAATAAATAGGAGGAACAACAATGGCTAAAACAACAACTGTAGTAACAACGTTCGATAACGTGAGTATCAAACGAATTGCTTTTAATTTTAAGAACGCAGAAAATGCAATCGCAACAGATTGTAACGGACAATTAGATGGCGAAACAGAAATGCAAACGGTGGTTAAAAAATGTGGAGCGACAGAAGTAAAATCAAAATCTAAACCAATCAATATGACGGTAACAATTACTGCACATGTACCGATGGAAGTTTATCGACGTTTCAATGGATTGAAACAAGATGAACGTATTAAACCAGGCATTTACTCTTACGGTCCTGATTCCGTAGGCGAAGATTTCTCACTTGCTGCAGAGATCGTGGATGACTTCGAAGAAAATAGCAAGTTAGTTGGTATGTTAGCATGCACTTCAAATACAGGATTAACATTCTCTATTGAAAATGGCGCGGATGAAGTAGCTGCGTTAGAACTAGAAACAAAAGTTATGCAAGATGAATTTGGTAAATTCTATCATGAAGCAATTGTTGCAGAACTTGAAGAAGACTTAACAGATCAATGGATGACGAATCTATCTGCTGATGTGATTAAAAAGAGTTCAACAACCACTACTACAACGACTCAAGCTTAAACATAAAACGGAGGTAGCAAAATGAACGAAGATTACTCAAAAATTGAACTAAACGATGGAACAATTTTGAATTTAGAACCTAAACTGAATATCAAGAAATTATTGATGATCAATAGAGATTTTAACACAGACGAGTTTGCAAAAATGACTGTGGGAAAAGGATCCATGGATATTTCTGTTATTCAAGGTGCAAAGGCTGTGTATATTGCTTACCGCCAAGCGAACATGACTGATTATATTTCATTCGACGAATTTATTGATAAATGGGATTTTGATATGGCTACTGCCAGCTATATTTATCAATTGATGATGTTCAAACAAGCACGAGATGCCTATCAAAAAGAATTCGAAAAAGCAAATAAGGAAAAAAAGCTTCAAAAGTAAAAATGCCAAAGCTCTTAGTTGAAACGTGGGTCGATGTCTATTCGATGTTGACCGACGTTTTTTCTATGCCTTCAGATTTAGTTTTAAGCGATATCTGTTTAGATGACATTTTACAAATGGCTTACAACAAGAGCGCTTATGAAGGATGGAAGAACTACGCAATAAATCAATCCCAAAAAAATTAAAGAAAGGAGGTAAAAAATGGCTAAAAAGAGAACAGAAGCAGAAGTAACTTTCATAGCTAACGATGACGGATTGAAATCTACGTTAAAAGAAATCAGCGCTGAATTAACTAAAAATAGAGCAGAATTAAAACTAGAACAAGCTCAATTACAACAGACTGGTTCTGAATCAGACAAGTTAGGAAGTAAATTATCTTCTTTAGAGAAGCAGTATGAATTACAAAGTCAAAAAGTTGAAGTAACTAGCCAACGTTTAGCCAATGCGAAAAAATATTATGGAGAAAATTCCACCGAAGTTCAGAAACTTGAAAGAGAACTGATTAATCAACAAACAGCGCAACAACGTTTGTCAAACGAAATTGATAAAACGAGTAATGCACTAGCTCAAGCAAAAGGCGAAATACAGACGTACGAGTCTACAATGCAACAGTTGGATAGTGAACAAAAAAATGTTCAAGCTAGTGCTTCTCTGATTGAATCCGAATACAAAAAATGGCAAGCAACTGCTGGTCAATCAGCTTCTGAAGCCGAGAAATTAGCGAAAGCCCAAGAATATGTTTCTCAACAATCTGAAAATGCGGAGAAAACGATAGATATCCTAAGACGACAGTTAGAAGCTACACAGTCTGAATTTGGCGCTACATCCACAGAAGCAATGCAGATGGAAGCGAAGCTTAATGATGCTGAACGTGAATTTGAAGAGTTAGGACAAGCTGCTAAAAATGTAGATACAACTAACTTGGACGATATCGGAAGCAAAATAGATATGAATAATTTAATGGAAGCTTCTGACGTTTTAAGCGACATTGGCGATAAGCTTACAGAATTAGGGAAACAAGCAGTGGACTCTGCTAACAGTGTAGGTAGTTCCCAGAGTAAGATACAAGCTAATTTTGGTTTGTCTAAACAAGAGGCTGAAGAATTAACGAATGTAGCCAGAGACATTTATTATAAAGGTTTTGGAGAATCGTTAGATCAGTCCACAGATGCATTGATTTTGGTAAAGCGTAATTTAGGAGATTTAAATAATCAAGATTTACAAAATATCACGGAACAAGCTATGGTCCTAGAAAACACCATGGGCGCTGATATGGATGAAACGTTACGTGGTGTAAATGGCTTAATGGTCAATTTCGGCTTGAGTGCTCAAGATGCAATGGATTTAATGGTTTCGGGTACTCAAAACGGTTTAGATAAAACGCACGAATTAGGCGACAATATGGCAGAATATAGCCAATTATGGAGTCAAATGGGATATTCAGCTGATGAAACGTTCGGAATGCTTCAAAATGGTTTAGATGCGGGTGCTTATAACCTTGATAAAGTCAATGACTTAGTTAAGGAAATGGGAATATCGTTAACAGATGGTCGATTTGAGCAAAACATGGATATGTTTAGTGAAAGTACTAGAAAAGCTTTTGAAGAGTGGAAAAATGGCGGAGGAACACAAAAAGACGTTATTAATTCCATGATTCAAGATTTTAGCAATATGGATGGTCAATACGACCAATTAAATAAAGCTTCGACAATTTGGTCTGCGCTTGGCGAAGATAATGCGATGAAAGTTGTCCAATCTTTAACTGATGTTAACCATACATTTGATGATGTTAGTGGATCTGCACAAAAAATGAATGAAGATTCTACTACTCCGTTGCAAGAGTTGAACGGGAAAATAGCTGAATTAAAGGATTCATTAGCTCCTATAGGCAACACAATCATAGATGCACTCGAACCAGTAATTGATTTTCTAGGAAAGATGGCTGATGCGTTTAATAATCTTCCACAACCAGTACAGGATTATGCCGTAGCAATTGGCGGATTGACTGCTGCATTTACTTTATTAATGCCAATAATAGTTGGCTTCATGGCTCTAGGTGGTCCTACTACATTAATAATAGGAGCAGTTATTACTGCTATTGCTGGAGTTATAGCAATTATAAAAAACTGGGGTGCAATTACTGACTGGTTTAAGGGAATATGGAGTAAATTCACTGATTGGTTGGGTGGTACTTGGGAAAGTATAAAAGAAGGTGCCTCATCAGTTTGGGATGGAGTCAAAGAAACCTGGTCTGGATTTGTAGATTGGGTTCAAGAAATTTGGCAAGGAGTTTCTGATTGGTTTGGAGAGTTATGGAGCGGATTAGTTGAAGGAGCTTCCAACATCTGGCAAGGAGTCCAAGAGACTTGGCAAGCATTCGTTGATTGGGTTTCAAATATTTGGAACGGAGTCAAAGAAGTATGGTCGATTATTTGGGCGGACATTGTAGGAATTGTTCAAATACCATGGACATTAATAACGTCATTGATTCAAGCTGGTATTAATATTATCGTGGGTATTTTTGATGTAGCTGGACAGTTATTAGGCGCAGCTTGGCAAGCTGTTTGGACACCTATTTCTGATTTCCTTAAAAATACTTGGGATACTATGACACAATGGATAAGCATCGCTTGGAATGGAATTGTAACTACATTCCATACTATATTTGATCCAGTAGTGGCATGGTGGAATGGTATATGGACATCTATTAGTACTACGGCTTCAAATATTTGGAATTCAATTAGTGCAACAGCTTCTAGTATTTGGAACAGTATCAAGAATACAATCACTAGCTTGGTACAAGCAGCTGCTACAGTAATTCAAAATATTTGGTCAACTGTATCTAGTTGGTTAGGTGGAATTTGGAATTCAATCAGCTCTACAGCATCAAATATCTGGAATAGTGTGACTAGTAGTATAAGCAATGCTATAAACGCAGCTAAAAGTGCCATTCAAAGTGTTTGGAATAGTATATCTTCGTGGATCAGCGGAATTTGGAACGGTATCAAAAACACTGCTTTGAATCTTTGGAATGGAATTACAAGCACTATTAGCTCTAAAGTAAACGATGGAAAAAATGCAATTTCAAGCGGTTGGTCCAATCTAACAGGTATTGTTTCCGACATATTCAATAATGTTAAAAGTACAATTGCTAACATATGGGAAGGCATCAAAAAGACTGTTAGCGCTCCAATTGATTGGATTAGAGACAAAATCAGTGGCATTTTTGATAATTTGAATATTTCGATACCACATATTCCGTTACCACATTTTAAATTGAGTGGGGAATTCAATCCATTGAAGGGAAAAATCCCAACGTTGGGTGTTGATTGGTATGCGAAAGGTAGTGTGTTTAATTCTCCGAATATTATCGGTGTAGGCGAAGCAGGACCTGAAGCTGTTTTACCTTTGAAAAGATCTGTGTTGCAAGAAATTGGTGATCGTATCTTGAGTAGCACCTCAGTTTCATCTAGAGCACAAACGATTCAACCTGTGAACAACTACGAATTCAATTTCACAATTGATGGTAACGCAGATGAGATTACTATGAAGCAAACAACTCAACAAATCATTGATAGCATTACAAAAGTTCAAAATGATAATGCTTCGGCATGGCGTTAAACAGGAGAGTATTTCTCCTGTTTTTTTAGTATTAAAAAGGATGTGAAAAAATGACTGATTGTATACATTCTATAATCGATGGATTTCCTGATTATTTGCATAAATTGGCTTTAGCTGAAAGACCAACCATACCTTCTCCAAAAAGACAGAGAGTTGAAACTTCTGTTTTAGGAAGGTTAGGTGGCTTAGTACAAGATTACTCGTTTGAAGACATGTCGTTTACATTGCACTATAACTATTTAGAGGATGTGGAAGACCATCAAGCGTTCAAGCAATCGTTTTATATCATGCGTCATTGGTTAAATTATGCAAAGAAATTAGAATTCTCTGATGATCCCAACGTCTATTATGTTATCCAGACTATCGATATTGGGGATGCAGAAAACGATATCGTTGAATGGGGAGAGTTCGATGTAAACATTACTGCGAAACCATTCGCAAGAGTTCAAGAAGATGTACCTATAACCGTAGATAAACCACAGTCATTTAACTTGCTGAATAATAGTTTAGAAGAAAGTTTTCCAAAGATTATCATCACTCCTTCAGCTACTTCATGCCAGTTCATCTTAAATGATTATGTGTTTAGTTTTGAAGGCTTAGTAGTAGGAACTGACGTAGTCATTGATAGTGATTTGATGCTTTGCTACGAAGAGCAATTGGACGGAGATATTTTAGATCGGTCCAACAAAATGAAGACCATGCAATATCCGACATTGCAAGTGGATATTAATTATTTTAATTGTACTGGTTTGAGCAAAATACAAATTTATCGTAATGGATTAAGGTAGGTGAAATAGATGATCGATAATTTAATAACTATTTACGATAAAAACGACGCGAATAATTTAGCTGAACATTTATATGATACGCAAGGTTTAGGCGCTTTGTCAGACTGGTTAACAGCTACTGTTAGCAATAAACTAAACGGAGCCGAGATATTTCAGGGTACTTATCCAATAAGCGGAACTAATGCAGATTTGATTGTAGAAGGACGTATTATTCAGTGTTATGTAGATGAAAATCGAGCAAAACAGCGTCTACGGATTTATTATGCAAAAACTTCTGTAATAGGCAATACGATAGAAGTAAAAGCTGAACCTATTTTCAATGATATAAGAAAATCGGTGTTGAATAAATATGACAGTACAACAGAAAAAATCACTGCTACTCAGGCATGGCAAAACGCAAAAGTTTTAGCGAAACCAGCTATCCCTTCGCAGTTTTCTTTCTCATCATTAGTAGATACGCTTGCTAATGTGAAGATAGAAAAAGCGAATTTTTTAGAATTCTTTGGTGGAAAAGAGGGATCTATTCTAGATCGATTTCATGGTGAATTTCTAAAAGATAATAACACATTACGTCATGAAACAAGGCTAGGCACGGATCATAAAATCAAAGCGATTTATACTAAAAACTTAACTGGTCTTGACTTAGAGATAGATGCTCAAAGCGTTTTAGTTGGAGTTTATCCATTCATTAGCAGTTCTTCAGAAGGAGAGGATGAGATTACTCTACCAGAAGAAGTCATTTTCACGGATTACGTGGAAGATTATCCTGCTGGATATGTTTCTTTTGTTGATTTTAAAGACAAAGCGACTGATGTAGCCTCATTAAGGGAAGCTGCTAAAGACTGGTTGAAAACAAACATAGATAAACAAAAACCACAAGTGAGTGGTTCGATTGAATTGGTACCATTGAGGCATCAAAGAGGTTATGAAAAATTTGTTGATCTAGAAAAAGTTTCGATGGGTGATGGAGTAGATGTGTATCATCCACAGTTAAAAGTGAATATGTCAGCAAGAATTGTGGAATATACGTTTAATGTTTTAACTAACTCATACGATAAATTAGTTGTAGGAAACGTCAAAACAAACTTCTTAGAAAATACAGAGAATAATGTCAGCAATTTGATTAATGACGCCATTGATCAATTGAAAAATGGTGGCGAAATCAGTGATTTAATTAATGATATTGTAGATCATCAAACTGATATGATTACTGGGCAAAATGGGGGTTATGTTTTATTAGATCCTAAAGAAGCGCCTAGTCGTATTTTGATTATGGACACGCCAGATAAGAATACTGCACGGAATGTTTTACAAATCAACAACGCTGGTATTGGTTTTTCTAAAACTGGTATTAACGGAACATATGAAACCGCATGGACGTTAGATGGCGGATTCAATGCCTCGTTTATTACAGCTGGTGAGATAGTAGGGATTACTATTAGAGGTACTACATTAATTAGTGATGGTGCTGATTATAGAACAAGTATAGCTAATGGCAAAATGACTTGGTACTCAAAAAAAGTTAACAAAGATATTATGGAGCTAGAAGCACGTGATTATGTAAGTGCTGATGCCGGCATTGTATCATACACCATGAAAACTGGTGGTGGTTTCATGATTAGAAATCCACAGGGTAACTTGGTTTTTAGTACGTGGGATAATGGTAATAACAGACCGTTTTTATCTTTTGGTGCGCCAAATTTCAGATACAGTAATGCTAGTTATATAAATGATGGTGACGGTAATTCTTTAGGTATTGATGGTAGTGCAGGTAATTCATGGGAATTTAAAGTAGCTGGTAGGACTATGAAATTTACTAGTGACGGTATGCTAACGTTGCCAGGTTGTTTTTTTGGTTCATGGGAAGATGGGAAACTTGCTAGGTTTGAACAATCAACGGTACAAGTATATAAAGATTTTACTGTTAGAGGTACTAAAAACTCAACCGTACCAACAGAACATTATGGACAACGACTATTAAACGCTTATGAAACTCCAGAATATTATTTCGCTGATTATGGGGAAGCCGTTACAGGTGATGATGGTAAAGTTCGTGTTGATATTGACCCCATGTTTGCTGAGACAGTAAATCTAAGTCGATATATGACACATGTGACACCTACAGAACTAGTTTTGTGTGCTGTTACTCATGAAGATATTGACCATTTCATCATTGAAACTAGTAATCCAAACGTATTAGTTAGATGGAATTTAGTGGCACACCGTCTAGGGTATGAAGATATTAGATTAAAAGAGGATACAGCATATGATAGCACAGTGCTTGACCAAAAACGTTTTTAAAACGAAGACAAGGAGGTATATAAATGGCTAGCAGTTTATATAATTTGGCTCTAGATTTCAGCAAAGAATTAAACTACACCAAAGCTATTATGGCTCGTCAAGGTGATAAAGGGATTACAGTGACTGTTAAACCATTTTTAAATGGCTTGCAGATGGATACGAGTGGCGGAACATTTACTTTAAAAGGAACAACGCCATCTAACCGTTACGTAGATAGTGTGGCAACTAGTGTAACTAGTGAAGAAGTCACGTTTTCTCTTGATGGCACATTTATGAGTGAAGCAGGATATTATAAACACTGCTACGTAGAATATAGAAAAGACGATCAAATTTTAACGACGCAAGATATCATTTTTTTCTCACTAGGAGTGTCTGACATTTCGCAAGGCCAAGCCGATGAATACGTTTCGCAATTGGAAGAGTTGATTCAAAAGTATAACGAAACTTTTGATGCTTTTATGGCTGAAATCGAAGGTAGAGTGGATAGCTTAAATCAACAGATTAATGATTTAACTGGTCAAGCCAAAACACTACAAGACAAGTTAGATGCTCTGAAAGAAGAAATTGCAAAACTGGGTAATTTATTTGTCATGTACTCTAATAGTGTTGACTTCGATGATACCGGAGAATATAAATATCGTGGAATCGGGATGCGAGATTCAAAGAATCTAGAAGATTTCGTGTGGGATCTTGCACCAAAATATGTAGAAGAAAACTTAGCAACCGAGAGCAAAGTAACAGAAATCATTGGTGAAGCAAATAAATACACAGATAATTCAATAGAAGCTGTGAATATAAATGTTACGAATATTGCAGATGACTTAGCTAAGCAAATTAACGTAAACGAAAATGCGGCTAGAAATTATACGGATACTAAGAAGATAGAAGCAGTCAATGAATCAAAGAAGTATACAGATGAAGTTTTCAGAAAGGAGATAGTGAATTTAACTGTAAAGAATGGAAATCTAGGCACAGCACGATTATATAGACAGGGAAACTGTGTTACGATTTACTTTTTTGATTTAAACGGAAGAAATAGTGGTGGGAATGATTCGGTTATTTTAACTGTTCCAGAAGGCTATCGGACACCAATTAGTTTTGAACAACTGGTTGGGTCGACTGACAGAAGTGCTTTTAACAATGCTCAACTTGGGTTTGGAGCGGATGGTAATATTTATTGGAGGCGTAACACATCATATGCTTCTTCATATACATTCGCAGTGACATATATCATATAAGAAATAGATAACCAGTGTGCTCAAATGAGTGCGCTAGTTATTTCCAGAAAGGAGGCTGTTTGATTGAAAGATGAAGCAATACAAGATGTAGTGGAGCGTTTAGTACGCATTGAAACAAAATTAGATAACTATGAATCATTACGAGAAAAAGCGGATTTTGCAAAAGATCGAGCAGATCAAGCGTATTCTGCGGCACTCAATAATGCAGAAGATATCAAAGAAATGAAAAACAATAATAAGTGGGCTTGGGGCTATATGATTGGGCTAGGCATCACGATTATTGCATATTTCTTAACAAAACTGTGAGGGAGGTGATTCAATGGAAAAAGCAATTAATGAAATTTTAGGAACAGGCATCATTATTAGTCCGATAGTAATTATTTTGGTTGAAGTAATGAAGAAGCCAAATCTTATCCCTTCAAAATGGCTGGCACCATCAGCATGTTTTGTGGGGATTTTGTTTGCAGCCGTTTTGTCTTTGACCTATCCAGATTTAGGATCATGGCAGCAATTGGCTATGTCTGGAATTGTTGCAGGAGCGATTGCAAGTGGTATCTATACGCAAACTAATTTAAAAAAATAGGAGGAGAAATATGAAAAAGAAAATTTTCGTAGGAGCTATCATAGCTCTTTTTTTATTGCCAATAAACGCCTTTGCTTACACGATTAACAATGAATTTAATTTAGGTGTAAATGAAGGTAGCTCTCAAGTAGCGAATAATCAGTATATTTTACTGCATGAAACGGCTAATGAAACAGCAACAGGACGCAATGAAGCGCAGTATATGCAACGTTCATGGACTAGTGCTTACACTGCTTATATTGTGGGAGACGGTGGAATTGTTTACCAAGTCGGTCAACCTGGTTATGTACAGTACGGTGCTGGTTCGTATGCTAACGCTAACAGTCCTGTGCAGATTGAGTTACAACACACGCATGATAAAGCAACGTTTGAGAAAAACTACAAGGCATACGTTGAATTGGCTAGAGATTCAGCAATGAAATATGGTATTCCATTAACATTGGACACGCCTTATAACCAACCAGGAATCAAATCACATTTATGGGTAACACAAAATATCTGGGGAGATCATACTGATCCATACGGTTATCTTTCTGAAATGGGTGTTAGCAAAGAAAAGCTTGCTTATGATTTAGCTCATGGATTTACCGATGAAAATCCAACTACTTCAGATGATAAGCCAGTCATTGATCCAACTAGAGCAGGTGCAGCAAATCCTACGCTGACAGATGGAAAAAATTACGCCCACATTGATCAGTTCGGAGAAATCGAAAACGCAAACTTGCATGTGGCTGGATGGCACATTGCTAACTATAAATACGAGTATATTTTCATTATGGATTACAATACTGGAAAAGAACTAGCACGAGTAAAAGCTGACGGAGTATATAGACCAGATGTAATTCAAGCTTATAATACTTCTGGAAATGTCGGTTACCACGTATCATTTAATATGCGTAACTTCCCTAATAAGAAAGTATACGTCATGATGCGTGCAACGAATGATCCAGAAGGGAACACTAAAGGCGGAGCACAAGATTTTCATGATAAGCGTTGGTATTTGAATATTCCGAAACGATAAAAAAATAGCCCCTCGATGAGGGGCAGTACTTGGAATCATATATAACATTTTTGTTACAAATTCAGTGTTATATAAATCAAAAAGTGTTGTTTTAATATCATAAACGTTTAACTTGAACTTATGTTCCCTGTATGCTAATGTAATTTCATAATCCTCAAAGATTATATCTGCTAAGAAGCCCAAAAGCTATTGTCTTTAGGGCTTTCTTTTGGTTTAATTAGTTTAGCAGATAATATAGAAAAGTGAGGATGAATTTTGACTGATCAATTTTTTGCAGAAACTTATTTAAACGATCCTAGTCCGCAACTAGGTCAATCTAAACCAATAAAAATCATTGCTAGTAATGGTAAAAAATATTATTTAAAAACTGATATAGTAGATGGATTTCATCAAGATGCTGTATTTTTTCAAGAGCTTTTATGCTCTTTACTTGCTAGACAATTAAATGTACCTGTTCCTAACTTTGCTATAATTGAAATCGAAAAAGAATTCGTAGAAGCTAATGGTGAGTTAAGGTTTAGTAATAAATTTAAACCTGGTCTTTATTTTGCAACGGAGGAGATATCTGATGTTGAAGATAATTTAGTGGAGAATATAGCATTAGCGCAACAAATGGGAATGCCTAGAATCAGAAGAACATGGACAGGGTATTTTAAAGATGTAGTTAATGTACAAGATTATGCAAGCATAATTACTTTTGATTTATTTGTTCAGAACTTTGATAGGTTTACTAACGAAGGCAATTTATTGGTCGGTAATGATGGACTTGGAAATAGAAAAGTCTACGCTATAGATCATGGACATGCCTTTGCGGGACCTGTTTACAATTTACAAAAAATTGAGTTTTTACAAAAAAACAAATTGCCTAATTACATTGATTTTTTTATGGAACTTTTGAGAGATGTTGGTGGAGGATACTCTTTTGGAGCTGTTTTTCAAGGCATTCAGAATAATATTGATTTAACTACAGAAAATCCTTTTAGTGAAATAATATATAAAATTGAAAATTTTAGCGAGTTACAATTGAAAACAATCTTGAATGAAATCCCCGATGAATGGGTAATTCAAGGTGTAAGTCAAAGAAATAAATATTTAGAATATCTTTCTAGACAGAAGTTGCTATTAAGACATATAATAATGCGGATGGTCAATAGTAACTTGTTTTCTAATCATATGGGAGGTGAACTGGAATGGAAAGAATTGAAGTTAGAAGAGTCGCCTGGTATTCAATAGTTCGGTATCTGCCGGATGTAACCAAAGGTGAGATAATAAACATAGGTATATTGATGAATATTCCGGAAACCGGAGAATTGAAGTACCAATTTTTAGGACCTAAAAATAGTAAATTTAAATCTGTTTGGCATAGTAAGGTAGATGAAAAATCTTATAAGCTCGGATACGACATAATTACATTTTTGCTAAATTCTGTAGATAAAAATGATTTGAGATTTGGCCTCAATCCTTCAGCAGATACTTTTATTAATCAGGTAATTAATCAACAATTGCCTGGTAACTTCGTTTTTTCAGATGTCCGGTTTGCTAAAACGAGTAATTCTGACCTTTTATTTAGAAATTTATCTGAAGAATATATTGGTTTAAAGTTTCTAGATGAAGAATCTGGGAGTAATTCAATGGTTGTTAAGAAAAAAGCAATTCAACTTATAGAGAGTAAAGAAAATCTCTCAAATTATATTAAAAGAAACATTAAGATTAAACCAATAAAAGAATTAGGTAAATCCTATACGATTGATTTTGGGTACTCAAAAAATAACAATCTTGATTTGATACACTCTGCTCCTGAAAAGATATCGACAGCATACGAGTGGCTTGAACGCATGAATTTTATCACAGAAAATTATATTGAGCCAAAAAAAATCAGTCTATTATATAAATCTAATGGAGAAAATAATGCAGATGGTACTTTAGAACAAATGTTATCATATTTAATGAAAAAGGATTCAAGAATAGTAACTTACGATATTTTTTCATCAAATGGAGAATCAGCTTTTAGTGAAGAGTTACACGAAATTGAATCATCGGCTGATTCAATTTATGAACTCGAGAAACTGTTAGCTTAACAGAGTAGAGAAAATAATTTTATTTCCATAGTAAAGCAACCTCTTACTCGGAATCGAGTAGGAGGTCTTTTTTTCGTTCTGCAATCAACTTTTCTAACTCTTGCAAATCTTCAAAAGTAGCTTGTTTCCGAATAAGTGATCGAGCGGTGCTGCGATTCCGTAAATAACGAGCATGTTCACGATTTTTTTCTTGCCATTTTTTGTTTGCAGTAGTTGTGATGGCTTTCCGTACCCTTAGCTCAGTTGGTTAGAGCAGACGGCTCATAACCGTCCGGAGCTTTTCTCCATTGCCACTCAAATGAGTGGCTTTTTTATGTATTCTTTTATGGATTAATGAAAGGATGTTTCACATAGTTATACTTCTGTATATTTGAAAAGTTTTACTTTGACTTTTAAAATAGAAAGACATTTGGGCTAAATTGTGAGATAATAATAAAGAAGAGTTTAAAGCGTTCCCCAAAAACCACTTCCCCATAAGTGTGTTACGCTTTAAACTCTTTTATATTTGAAGCCATTAAAAAGCATACCATATTTTTGAAAAAAAGCGAGAAAAAAGGCTTACAATTGGAGTGGTAGTTAATTAGTGACTTATTTTTGATTTTATAGCACTGATACTATAAAATATAGATATCATCATATTACACAATCTTAATACCAACTTAAAAATATCTCCTTTTATAAGTATGGTGATAAAATCCGTTCCGGGCTACCTTTTTAGGTAGCCTACTTTAATCTTTATATTTTTCAGGATCAACAAAAGTATACTTTACATAGTCAAATCGTTTATGTTTTGCTCTAACATCTGGAACATTTGTCACTACATCAAATAAAAAATAGGCATCTAGGTTCATTCTGGTTTTTGCTGCCGGAATTTTAAAGTAGTTCTTATTAGAATAGTAGAGATTGATTAATAAGCTTTCTTCGATTGCTAAAAAGAAAACTTCTGAATCCCACACCTTATAAAAATCTTTGACAAATCTATTCGAAGGATCAAATTTAAACCATAATTGTGTCTTTCCTTCCATCAACAT